CTAACGTAAACAACCTTAATTATATTAATCCAAAAGGAAAACAGCAATGGCTATCGTAAAAAACGTCGAACTATGGTGGGTAAAGTGTGATGCAAAGCGTCCAATCAAGAATCAGGATGCTGGTAAACCAGATTACTGGGAAATTCAGCTTCGCACTACTGACAAAAAGCTCGCTCTAGAATGGGCTAAAGAGAATGTTAAGTTCAAACCACTAAAGCGGACTCTTCGTGACGAAGAAGGTAATCCTATTCTAGATGATATGGGTGAAGAGCAATCAGAACTTGTTCTATCAGATGAAGGTAAACCCTACTTTGCAGTAAAAGTTCGGCGTAAGGTTCGTAAGAACGAAGAAGATAATATTGAACTAGACAACAACGGTGAGCCAAAGATCGTTAAGTTTGTTGGGGGTAATCTTCAGAAGATTGATCCTAATACCGTTGGTAACAAGTCAGTAGGCAATGTTAACCTTTATCAATACCCCTATTCTTTCAAGCAAAACGGTAAGACTGTAGAAGGTATTGCTAACACACTAATGAGCGTACAAGTCACTAAACTTCACAAGTATGAAAGCAAGTCCTCAGAAGGATTTGAAATGACAGACATGGAGGTTATTGACGGTTCTGGTAATGTGTCTCGTGCAACCGAGAGTGCAGACCACGATGACAACGATATCGACGATGATATCCCGTTTTGATTAAAACAAGGAGGGGGAGCTTAACGGCTCTCCCTTTTAATTCTAATTAGTCAGGAAATACTATGTATAATCGTGATGTAAAGCTAATTCAAGATCATGTTCTAAAGACTGGTCCAGAAGGAATTGTAGACGTATTCACCGCAGTTATTGCGACGATTAGGACACCTTTTTACCGCATTGTCCATATAACTAATGACATTAAGAAGAATAAACAAAGCTCGAAACAACTCTGGGGTCATAAAAAAGACAGTTATACTGATGTAGTAAAACGTAAAGAGGAACTATACGAGTTGTTTGAAAGCTCTGCACCAGAAAAACTCTTATATAAAGAAGTGCTAAAGATAAAAGGTCTTGGTCTAGCAAAGGCAGGCTTCGCTTTACAGATGCTAGGTTACAATGTTGCCTGTCTTGACACACACAATCTCAAACGACTGGGATATGGCTCATCTCACTTCAATCGTAAAGATCGCTTAGAAGAATACCTAGAAGTTGTTAAGAAAGAAGGGGCGGAGTACTGGTGGGATACATGGTGTAACTTAATACCACAAACTTCCGGTAAAAATCGTGATTTTAAGGATGCTGATGAGGTATCCTATACCCATACTATCGCAGTAAGAGGATACTGATAAAATGACACATTTTAATATCTATCTTGCAGGCCCAATTGAGAACGCTACTATCGAAGAAATGAGCTGGTGGCGTAAAGGAATTATTGATGAAATGCAGCTATACCCTGTCAACTTTCTAGATCCTACCCGAAGAGAACCTGTTCATCTACAGTCTCGTTATGCTCTTACAGGCAATCAACGGCGTAATCTCTACAATCAAATTATGACACAGGATCTTATGGATATCGATCGATCAGATCTTATCTTTGCTAATATCCGTTCGGTAGATGGACGAGGTATTGGTACCGCTATGGAGATTATGTATGCAAGTCTTCAGAGGAAACCAATTATTGCATGGTCAGGGAAAGATGACCAACATCACCCTTTCTATGAGTCGCTTGTAACAGAAAAGCATCACAATCTTGATGAAGCAATCGAAGCAATGCGGAGCTATGTAAAATGAGACTTTACACTGTAGAGCTACTTGATGCAGACGGTTATTGGGAAGCCACTCCAACTGGTTATACTAGTAAAGAGACTGCGATTAATAAGGCTATGACTATTAAGGAAAAAGAAGAGATGGTCAGAGTAGTAGTTCAAGAAGTTATTTATGAATTTGCAGATGGAGAGGAGTGGTTTGCATGACTATGGATGAAGCATTTGTTAGCCCAGAAGATAAATGGACTGACTGGGAACTTCTGGAAGATATGTATGAAGAACGAGCAGCTATCTTACAATTTGAAGCTAATTACTCTCAATTTGAAGCCGAGAATTTAGCTGCTCAGATGTATGGATTCTATAATAAAGCACATCTAAAATACCATATTCAAGAGCTTAAGGCAAAATGACTAAAGACTACAACCGAGTAGAAATGCGTATTTTAAAAGAAATACATAAGGAAAAGCAGATGAAAGATAAAGCAGAAGATAGACCGTTTCGAGAGGAGATCCCTGAACTTATGGGAAAAATCTTTGATGACACACCGGACTTTCATGGTGACTTTAAAAGTATGAGTGAGGAACAGCAAGATGCAATCATTAACCCTCAACACTATAAACTGATTTCTCGAGAAGCTTATGAAAAGTTCCCGAATGGTCTTGAATATATGAACTTGATGGAATATATTCTTGCTCATCATAAAGGTGTCGAGGCACATTTACTAGGCCAGATTTTTAAGTATGCAATGCGTCTTGGTAAGAAAGATGATGATCTTCAAGATGCCAAGAAAATTCAGTGGTATGCAAACTATCTCGTTAACGTAATCAAGGAACGTTCCTAATGTCTTATGAAGAAGTCATTGCTCGTGTTATGAGAGTAGCAAGCATTGTCGAGCTTGATGCTAAAAACCAAGATAACAAAGAACGTATGAAAGAGATCATTAATCTTGCAAGAATCTTGAAATTTCAAACAAATGAGGTTCAACAAGAACTGAATGATCTAAAAGAATGGGTTGCTCAATACATTGAAATGTCTCAAGATGACTTTGACAAGTACTGGCGACAACAAAGAGTGAATTTTTACAAGTAATTACGATATCTGACCTTAAAGAACAACTAGGAGAAAACTATGACTGATTATCGGTTTGTTCGTAAGATTGCTAAGATGTATCGTGACATGCATCCTGATTACTCAATCCGGAAAGCTGTGTTTAGGGCCTACGAAGCTTATGAGTTCTATCGTGAAACTGAAATCAAAATCATGGATGAACACTATGAAAAGGGGTATCAATGAAACGTTATGTATTCGATATTGAAACAGATAACTTACTGAGGAAACTGACTACATTTCACTGTGCTGGTGTTAAAGACCATGATACAGGTGAAGAGTGGTTCTACAATTCCAATAATCAAGGCGACTTTCAGGCATTTCTTGATAAGCTCGATGAAGCCGATGTCATTGTAGCGCATAATGCGTGGGGATTTGACGTCCCTGCGCTTATGAAACTAGCACCTTACTGGACACCTAAAGCCAAAGTTACTTGTACAAAAGTGCTATCACAAGTTTTAAACTTCGCAAGATTTTCAACTGAGAGTAAGGACTATCGTAGGTATTTAGCTGTCAGACAGAAAAGACTAGAAAAGGGCGACACTTCTGTAAAAAAAGTTATTCAAGGTTCAGGACATAGTCTTGCTCGCTGGGGTATTTATCTTAGTGATTATAAGGGTGAATTTAATGATTTCTCTCAATTCTCTGAAGAGATGTATGAATACTTAAAGCAAGATGTTAGACTAGGTGCTAAGGTGTATGCAACACTCTTAGACGAGCTTAAAGTGCATATCACTAAGAGTAAGAGCCGTAAGATTCTAGATGCTATTGAAGTTGAGCATCAAATGGAAAGGATTATGACTGAGGAAACTCAGAACGGTTGGAAAATGAATTTAAACGGGCTTTCTGATATTAAGCAGAAGCTTGAAGACAAAATTAAAGAATATTCCGATGAGATTAATCCAAAGCTTCTTGTTTATGTTACTAGCCCTGATATGTCAGGCAAAGCTCTAAATGAACTTAGAGAGCAGATTAAAGAATTAAAAAAGAAAGGCGAGCTAGAGGAAAACTGGCCCGAAGCAAAATATGTCAAGACGGTCTTCACCAAGAAAGGTAAACTTACAGCCCACGTATCCAATTATTTTGAGCTTGATCCTGACACCTCAATTGATTCTAGCCCCGTTCTCGGCCCTTACACTCGTGTCTCTCTTACTCGTGGTGATATCGGTAATACAGATCAGGTCAAGGATTACTTATCTACAATCGGGTGGGAGCCAGATGAATGGAACTGGAAGAGAGACGAAAATGGAAAATTCAACAAGACTTCCTCAAAGCTCACAGAGTCTTCACTTGAGCCACTTGGAAGAGTAGGCGAAGTAATTAATGAGTTTTATACGCTACGTTCACGTCTTAGTATTATTAATGGTTGGGATGAACATATTGACGTTAATAACCGTTTACACGGTGACGTCTTTAATATCGGAACACCTACCTTCAGACAGACCCACAATATCATCGCAAACCTTCCCTCCGGAAGCGCCACACTAGGCCCAGAAATCCGTAGTGCATTTATTGCAGATGAGGGAAAAGTTCTAGTATCTGCTGACTCCGCTGCTTGTCAGTTGAGGCTTCTTGCTCACTTTATGGATGATCCAAAGTTTACTAGAGAGTTGCTTGAAGGTGATGTTCATCAACTAAATGCTGATATTATTGAATGCACACGACCACAAGCTAAAAGATTTATCTTTGCTTACCTTTATGGTGCGGGTGCTCCTAAACTTAGTGGGTATATCGATAAATCAGTAGAAGAAACTAAGAAGTCAATTTCTCGTTATAAGAAGAAGCTACCTAAGTTAGCTAAACTTATCGACAATGTTTCTTCTCAAGTTAGACAGAATGGGTACGTTGTTGGTCTCGATACAAGAAAACTATGCCTAGATGCTTCTGAACAGCACAAAGCTCTTAACTACCTTATTCAAGGTGCAGAGGCTGTAATTATGAAAGCTACTGTTGTAATGATTGATCAGAAACTAAAAGAAGCAAATATTGACTTTAAACATCTGCTATTCTATCACGATGAACATACTGTTGAAGTTCGTGAAGATCAGGCTGAAGAAGCTCGTGGTATTATTATGAAATGCTTTGCAGAAGCACCGAAGGCCTATGGTATCAACATTATGACCTGCGGCGATTGCAAAATTGGTAAAGATTATTACGAAGTACACTAATGGGTGAGTATAATAAAGAAATACGTAACAGAATTAAGCTTTCTGTTGCAGCTTATGCTTATGCGTACAAGAATGAATCTATTATGTCTGACGCAAAGTTTGATGAGCCTTCTAGGGTTCTATCACAAGGAAGTATGATTATGGAAACTAATAAACAGCTACTGGCAATTCTTGACAGCGCAGAAAATCTTCGTCTGCGTACTACGATGTCTCGAAATAACAATATTAAGAGGAAATTGATGGATGCAGCAAATGAAGGACTTAATTACACAAGTTTTCCAGAAGAAACTCTCACTAAAGAAGATATTTTCAGCCTTAAAGAATTGGGCTACACAATTTATCACGTTGTTGCTCCGTTCAGTAAAAAGACCACATATGAAGTTTGTTGGTAAATACTTCTTTAGAGTGTTTACTGCCCTGTCTGTATTAGTTAACGTAATGTTAGGTGGGCAACTAGGACAAACTTTTTCAGCTAGAAACTGGCAGTGGAAGAAAGATGGTAAGCTAAATCTAGTATGGTTAATTGATTTCTTATGTCTGCCGTTAGAAACAAATCACTGCTCCCACGCTTGGGTGTGGTGGAAAACAAGGAGGTGGTAATGTTCACTGTAGAGTTTGAATCAGATGCTGCTGTCATTCGTTCTCTCGCAGAAGATGATATGCATGAGGATATTGAAATTATTATTGGTGATGATGGAACCGTATTTATACGGCAATGGCAAGACTGGAAGGATGAATACGACGTTTTACACATCAGCTGGCAGCAGCTAATTGATGTTGTTTCAGCTATTAATTCCCCTGAAGGCGCATTCTATAGGAGATAACTATGCGTACTGAAATCTATAACGAACTTGCTCTTCACTTTGTTGAAAATGAAACTACTGATGAGACTCTTTTCACAGGCTTTTCAAGCGAATCTGGTGAAGTTATGAAAGAACGAATGAAAGAAGTTCGCAAAAAGATGGATCGAACAGATGAAATTATTGACGAATGTTCTGATGTTCTATGGTATATTACCGTTATTGCTCATAAACGAGGTAAGACTTTAAAAGATCTGATGGATCATAACATTTCTAAACTTGAGCTTCGTCTTCTTGGAAACAAGGTGTAACATGAAACCTAAATTTAAACACGACTGCGAGGATCGTTCTTGCTGTCGTTTTATTACACACCGCAAGGGTAAAGACATTTATACCTATAATATTGGTCAAGGAATTCTTGTAAGATTTGGAGACGAACCACAAGATAATTTAACTTATGACCTAGAAGTATTAACAAAAATTGGAGTACTTGATGATTGGATTAGTTGACGGTGATGGATTTATTTATTTTGCTTATTGGAAGAAAGATAATCTCACCGCTGCTGTTGCTCACCTTCACGAGCTAATTGATAACGCAAAAAATGAAAACTTTTGTGATTATTTAGCTATTGCGGTGGGAGGCTCTGATAACTGGCGAAATGATTTTTATTGGGGTTACAAGAAGTCAGTAGGTCGTGAGAATTCTCGTAAAACAATGCCTGAATGGTTGCCTGACCTTAAAGCAGAGCTTGCTAATCGTTCAGATGCAATCCTGACAGACAACATTGAGGCAGACGATGTGATTCGAATGTGGGCTGAACAATGTAAGGCGCATAATAAGGATTACATTGTAATTAGTCATGACAAAGATCTTGACTGTATTGAAGGCTTGCACTTTGATCCTCGTAAATGGAGAAACTATCACGTTTCTGAAGAACAATCAGATGTTTCTTATTGGAAACAATTACTTATGGGGGATGGAATTGATAACATTCCAGGAATTAAGGGAATTGGTCCTAAGAAAGCGGATAAGCTGCTTGAAGGGCTTCAAACGCATGAAGAGAGAAGGAGACTTGTTTGCCAAGAGTATTATAAAGTATACGGTAATGAAGGATATGCTAACCTTCTTGCTAATGGCCGTCTTCTTCATATTATGCGGCATGTTAATGATTACTTTAGCTTAAGTAAGGAAGAATATGAAAAAGCCATTAGCTGTTAACGAGTTAGGGCATTGGCAATTTAAAGGAAAACTAGACCATAGTGACTACTTTGGATTTCTCTATGCTATTGAGAATAAAGAAACTGGTCAGTGGTATATCGGTAAAAAGAACTTTTTTATCCGTGGCAAGAAATCATCAAAACAGTATGGTAAAGAACATAGTTGGAGAACATACACTGGATCGTCAGCAGCACTAAATAAAGACATCTCAAAGTACGGTAAAGACAAATTTAACTTCATAATTATTGATCTTTACAAAACTAAAGGTGGTCTTTATTACGCCGAAGCATATACACAAATGTTGCTTGAAGTAATGACTACTTACTTGACTGACGGTAAAACTCCACGGTTTTACAATAGACAAATTGCTGCCATTCGCTTCGTTCCAAAAGAGGAGGTAAGCCTCAAAACAAAACGATTCATAACAAAATTAAAAGGAAAACTTTATGCCTAGTTTAGCAGTTGCTCTTTACATTTCAAGTCTTATCACGATAGGTGCTCAAATACTATCTATGATG